TAAGAGTTCTAATAACGAATGATAATAAATCTCATAAAATTCATGACCATCGGAACATTTGAATAAAATAGAACAAAATTTACCCCAGATTCTATCGTTGGTAGATAGAACTTCTTCGGATATATAGTTTTCGGATATGCATAACTGCAACTTAGTTTTTTCAACATCTAAGTACCTACCTTTGTCATCAAAGAAATGACCTAAAAAGTAAACTCTATTACCGGGATAAAAGATAACAGACTTATCTTTTGAAATTTCCATTGAAAAATGTTTTTCATATAGATTATTCAAAGAGTTAATTGATATTAGTTTATTTGAAGAGAAGATAATATCATCACCCATTATACTAATACTTTTCAAATTAACATTTAGTTTATAAAATTCATTTAAATATAATATCATAAATAAATTAATCAAACTGCCTAAAAGATTTGTCAGAGCAGAGCCAGACATTAAACCTCTTTTTTTCTTGAATATACAAGTAGTACCATTTATTGATGAGACAATGTCACAACTGAGGTGGTACTTTAAAAGGTAGGTGAAAAGCTTGTATTCTTGTTGATTCATACTAATGCGAGTAGACAAGTGATTCAGAACTAAATTGATCAGATCATTTGGAATTCGTTGGTCAAAAGAAGAAAAGTCAATAGAATATATATATTTAGACTTCTGCCATTCTAAATATCTTATTCTCAATTGTTCAAAAGTATTTGAAAAGCAGTAGGGAGTTAACAAATATCTTTCAAAATGGACAAATATACCATTAAATAATAATCTTTCGATAACAGTCATTATTATTGGGAAAGGATAAAATTGTCTAAATTTTAACTTTCTTGATGATGATACTTGAGTTCGCCAGTTTACGCTAATCGGAAAAGCAAGTATTGCATTAGGGATGTATGTGAATAAACTATCAACTTGAGAAACCACTTCACTTTTTATCAAAGATTTCGGACTCTTGAATTTTGGAAAGCTAGAACTTATAGATTGAGGTAGGTTTTCGAAACCAAGTCGAGGCGAAACAGTTAAAAATTTATTACCTCGTAGTCATAATAAACAGACCATTTGTTTTAAAACTTTTTTGGCTAGTCTAAGATCAATATGTATCTTAGACGTTTTTGAAAGTAAATTAATAGTAGTGATTCTATTAAAATTACTAGATTCAGAAACATTTCCGGCCGAAACTTTCA